GGGGATCAAGATCGACATTTCCGCATGAGGGTCGATTCTTGGTCGCGTCTGCGCAAGTGCATCAACGAGATCGCTGGAAACGTAACGGCGCTCGACATCGAGATCAAGCCAGGTATTCGCGAAGGCGCCGAGGAGCCAACACCGCAGGCATTGCAGATCCACGAGACAGTGGAACGAGCGCTTGAATCGTATGCACCACGTCCGAGCCATTGGGAACTCGACACGAAGGGCATGATGCGTGCGCTGATCGACGCCTACGCCAAAGGAATCAGCGTGGTGGAAATCATCTGGCACACCGAGAACGGCATCGTCTCACCGCGGTGCTACGCTCCAGTTCCTGCTAAATATCTCGCCTATCCATCAGCATCGAACGAGATCGACAGGCTCATGATGGCACCGAACGGCGTCAACTACGACACGCTCATCGACTTCCCGCCTGACAAGTTCTTGATTGCCATCTGGCAGCAAGGAGGCTGTCATCCAATCCACTCGGCAAACCTCCGAGCGCTCACGAAGTTCTGGCTCGGTGCAATCTACGGGCTGGGCTGGTTCATGCAATACGCGCAGCTCTACTCGATCCCATGGCGACATGCTGAAACCGACGGCAGCGACGAAGCAATGATGAAGGCGCAGGAGATGCTGGAGAACATCGGCACCAGCGGCTATGCGGTCACAGGACCCGGGGTAAAGTTCTCCATCATGGACGGCATCAAGGGCGGCGAATCGCTGCCACAGGTCGCGCTGATGAACGAGTCAGACAAAGCGTGCGACATTCTCATGCTCGGTCAGACATTGACCACGGACGTGGGCAGCAGCGGAAGCCGAGCGCTTGGCGATGTTCATGCAACAGTTCGCGGCGACATTCTACAAGCGGTCGCGACATGGATCGGGCAGGTAGTCACGACACAGTTGATTCCATCAATCGTTCGTATGAATTACGGCGCAGGAATCGCCAGCGAGGATATGCCTTATGCTGAAATCGTCATTCCAAAACCGAAGGATGAGAAAGCAATCGCTGAGCGCATCAAGATCGTGACCAAGGACATCGGGCTGCCAGTCTCGAATAAGTGGATCTACAATGAACTCGGAGTCGAAGAACCACAAGAGGGCGAGGCACTATTCGGCGAGGTCGAAGATCCGCTCCCATTGTTGCCAGAGGTCACCGAGGCGGCACGCGCTGACATCGATTTTAGACCGACCGAGGACATGGCGAAGGCAGCGCAGGACGCGCTTGAGATTCGCCGACAGAAGCCAGCATCGGAGCGCGGTATGACCTCAGTGGGCATCGCACGGGCAAGGGACATCTCCAACCGTTCTGAGCTATCGGCTGAGACAGTCAAGCGCATGGTGTCATTCTTCGCTCGCCATGAGATCGACAAAAAAGGCGAGACATGGGATGAGAAAGGCAAGGGCTGGCAAGCATGGAACGGCTGGGGCGGCGATGCTGGCAGAGAGTGGGCAAACGCAAAGCTCAAACAAATCGAAAATGACCGATGAACAGATGCGTGAGGTCGCGGGGCAATGGCTCTCGCCGGTGGATCAGATCTTTGCCGACCTGATCGACAAGAGCTATACCATGACCGCAGGCGCATTTCAGATCGAAGTCGAGCAAGTCATCGAGCGCATACCACAGTTGTTTTTCATGCTCGACAAACGAGCGCTTGAAACGTCACTTGAAAACGAGATAGGCGCGGCAATCGTCAAATCACTAGAGCGCGAACTATGAAGATCACCATAACAGCCACAGGACTCGACCCAGTAAAGGCGTCGATGATCCGCCTACAATCGGCATCGGTGCGCAAGATTGCTGTGATGACTGGAGCGCAGGACGCGTTGGAAGTCGTCGAAAAATACTACAACATGGGCGGATCGAAGCTGTGGGAAAATCCATCGCTCCCGACACATGGACCGGGACGCAAGAAAACGCAGTGGTGGCGAAAAGTAGCAGGCTCGTGGTCGATCATGGGCGCTAGCGGATCAGGCGTGACACTGCGCAGTAAAGGTGCCATCGGATTCTCACACAAAGTAACCGGCGGGACGATCACCGCGCGGCGTGCAAAGTTCCTGACGATCCCGATTGTGCCAGAAGCGCACGGGCTGACAGCTCGGACATACAGCCGGACAATCGCCCCTCTATTCGCCGTCAAGGGTGTGCTAGCGCAGGCAGATGAAAACTCTCCCACCGGTATCAAGCCGGTATTCGTGCTGAAGAAATCCATCACTCAGAAGCCATGGAGGAACGCACTTCCACCGGAGCAATCATACATAAACGCATTCGCGAATGGAGCGCTTCAAAGCATCATCGCACAGGTCGAGGGAGCTACTTAAAAAAAAGCAATTACAAGCCAGAATCGGGTGGTAATCTTCTATTCGAAATGGCGAACGAAATCATCAGTGCATCATTCCAGACCGAAGTGGAAGCTTTGGCTGAGAGCATTGTATATCTCCCTGAGGGTGAGCATGAAATTCATGCTACCGTCAATGGCAAAGCTGCCAAGCGCAAGGTAACGGTCGATGAGTCGATCCTAGCTGCGTTCGCAAGCGACTTGCAAGCTCGCCAATCTCGCAACGTGCGACCATTCGCTGGCTTCGATCACAAAGCCGGTCCTGCATCATTCATCCCAAAAGAATTCCGATACGAATCAGGCGTCGGTCTGGTTCTCGAAATCGAATGGACGCAGGCAGGCAAGAGCGCCGTCGAAGGCAAGGACTACTCCTACTTCTCGCCAAACTTTCTACTCGCCAACGGCACGCCAGCAGGTCTGCCAACTCACGGTGAGATCGGCTCGCTCGTTAACGAGCCAGCATTCGAGGCGATGGAAAAGATCGCTGCATCATACAACGAAACCAATATGGACATCAAACCACTAATCGACCTTGGACTTGTTGCCGAGGATGTTGACCCTGAGAAAGCAATGGAAATTGCTAAGCTCGAAATCGAAGCCATGAAAAGCAAGATCGCTGAGATCGAAGCTGGATACATGACGAAAGAAGCCGACGCAGTGCAAGCTGCTGCCAACCATGCGACCGAGCTTGAAACAGTCGTTGCATCGCGTGACGCACTCGCCAGCGAAGTCGAAACACTCAAAGCATCTCTCGCTGAAATCGAGGACAAAGCTGCTGACAGCGTGATCGAGGAAGCCGTCAAAGCTGGTCGCATCGCTCCGCAAGATGACAAAGCCAAATCGTTCTGGAAGGCACAAATCAAAGCCGACAAGAGCAATCTTGAAATTCTCAACGCCATCCCAGCCAAACCAGTCAACGGCGAAACCGTTCTCGCCGGTAAAGCTGACGAAGGCACCAAACAAACCGAACTCAAAGGACTCGCACTTGTCGAAGCATCCTTCAAAGCTCAAAACCAATCTCACTAAACAAACAATACCATGCCCAACAACCTAACTCTGTTAGACCTTGCCAAGCTCAACGGCCACGACCCAATCGTAGGTCTGATTGAGGAAGTCGCTAGTGCCTCACCTGAGGTAACAACCATCCCAGCTCGCACGATTCGCGGCACGTCCTACAAGACAGTGACCCGTAACAGTCGCCCGAGCGTTGCATTCCGTCAAGCCAACGAAGGCACGGATGCGACCAAGTCGAACTTCACCGAACGTCTGGTTGAGTGCTTTATTCTCTCCGCACGCGTTGAAGTCGATAAGGCTGTTGCTCGCGGTTACGAGGACGGAGCCGAGGCTCTCCAAGCTATCGAGGCCATGGGCGTCATGCGTGCTGCTCTGACCACCGTCGGAACACAAACCATCTATGGTGACAACGCAAGCTCGAAAGGCTTCGCTGGTCTGCAAACATTGGTTAGCGCTCTTGGCAGTGACATCGTAGTTGATGCAGGCGGCACAACCTCCGCGACTGGATCCTCGGTTTATGCCATCAAGGCTGGCAACACTGGCGTGCAATACGTCTACGGCAACGGCACGACCTTCGACCTCTCGCCATTCCGCGAAGGCGACGCAGTTGATGCAGACGCCAAGCGCTACGCAGCATTCATTGCTGACCTCACCGCATGGATCGGCTTCCAGTGCGTCAACAAACACGCAATCGGTCGTTTGAAAAAGCTCACCGCAGACAGCGGCAAAGGATGCACAGACGCCAAGATTGCCGAGCTTCTCAGCAAGTTCCCAGTTGGCGAGCGTCCGACTCACTTGCTCATGTCGCGTCGTTCCGCATTCCAGTTGCAAGTCAGCCGGAACACAACCCCGTCCACCAAGCAGGAAGCCTTCACTGGCATTCTTCCAGGTGTGCCAACGGAATCCTTTGGAGTTCCAATCATCATCACCGACTCGATCGTTGACACCGAAACCCTCAGCTAATCCTAACTAAATCAAATCATGAGCTTCGAATTTAACCGAAACATTCAAGACAAGAATTACACCTCGACTGTTGCTATCGCGCAGGCTGGTGCAAACACCGCAGCATTTGACCTTGAGCAAGCAGTTGGTGGCGACATCGAGCGAGTAGTTTTCTCGCTTGCTGCACCGACGGCTGCTGGCATCGCCGACACCAAAGTCGTGACCTACGCACTGCAAGACAGCGCCGACGGTTCTTCTTGGGCTGCCGTGGATCCAGCGATCAGCACGACTCAGACCGCTACTGCCTCCGGCATCGTTGCCAAAGAGGTTCGCTTCCGCGTTCCAGCTAACACCCGTCGCTATGTGCGCATCGCTCAGTAGATGACCGCCTAGGCTAGAACTATTTCTGGCAGCATAGTCGCCAAGCTTTTGTTCTAATCCGTTGGAACTTGTGTGCAAA